GTTTTAGAATAGGGAATTAATCTAAACGGTTAGTCCCGTTTTAATAAAAGGAGATGTAGAAAATAATGGCTAGTAATACAGACGAAATTAAAAAAATAAAAAAACAAGTTAATGAAATAAAAGACTCTATGAAAGCAATTTTAGATTTCATGGAAAAAAGTCAAAAAGTAGAAGACGAAACAGAAAAAACTGAAAAAACAGAAGATATAGAGGCCGTAGTTTCTAAAATATTAGAAAAAATGAATAACGAGCCAGAGAAGAAAACAGAAAAAGTAAATAATGATAATGAAAGAGATGTATTGTTTATATCTCTATGTTTAGGAACATTAAATCTTTCAACTCGTAAAAATGGTGATGGTGAAATATACACATTCCACGAATTTGGTGAAGAACAAATTATTCCTTATGAAGATGCTAAAAATATAATTAAGAATAATAAATCATTTATTAAAGGTGGAAAAGTATATATAGATGACCCTGATTTAATTACAAAAGAAAGATTAGATAAAGATTATAAAAATATTTTAGATTATAGAGGATTAACTAATTTATTTAAGGCAGACGTAGATACTTTTGAAAAAATATTTAAGAGTATGCCAGATGGTCAAAAACAATCATTTAAAGATATTTTATCCCAAAAAATTCTTAAAGGAGAAAGGGTTGACAGAAATTTAATTTATATAGTTAATCAAGAGTTAAATATAGATATAGAAAAAAAAATAGAAGACGGTAAGAATTTAACAGAATAAAGGAGGTAAAAATGAATACGACTTATGACGAAATCATTGACCTTGCTTTAGTTAGTATAGAAGATTATAAATTAAATATGCTTGCAAATCAAGTTGTAGACGAAGAAAATTACAACTTAATTATTTCTTGTAATACTTTTGATGATTACAAAATTGCATGTGCTAGTGCGGTGCCTGCAATTTTACCAGTAAGTTATTACAACTTTAACAAAATTAAAGAGGCTGAATATTCAGATTATGATGATTATGTAGCAAGTTCTATGGATACTTTTAAAACAATAATGGACGGATTTTTAATTAGAGGTCTTCCTAATTTTGATAATTGTTTAAAAGATTTGTCTGACAGAGATGATGAACTTAGAACTTTTAATTTTGAATTAACTGACAGAGAAAAAGAAATAATTGCTGACTACACTGATATAATGTGGTTAGATAAAGAAATTAACGATACTAGGCAAATAACTGCTATGTTACAAAACAAGAACGAAGCCCATAGATATTCAGAGGCTAATAATCTTAATGCGAAAAGAGAACGTAGAATTCAAATGAACGAGGATGTTTCTTATAAAAAAACCAGTTATGGTTTAAGAAACAACAACTGGAAAGAATGGGCGAATAATAATTATGGGATATAACTTTGAATTAGGTGAAGAAGCCACTCAAGAATCACTTAAAATATTAAGAAATCAATGTTGGAAACTTTTACCAATATTTGAAGGAAAAGATATCAATAATGAAGTTACTCGTTCTGAAGAAGAGGCTTATGAAAATTATCAGAAACATTTAACTTTTTTAATTACAAAGGTTTCAGGTGCAAATAAAATCTGGGTTGATAATCAATATTATTATGAACTTTTAATGATTTTAAATGGTATGAGAGATTTTACTATAGATGAACATGACAGAGTTAAATATATGGTTCATCATTGTACACACCTTGTAGAAAAGATGAAAGAGGAGATGTTCCATGAGTCTTAAATATTATAATGCTTATTCTAAAGGAGTAGCAACACAAAGACCAAAGGATGCTTATTTAAATGATTTTAATGCTATGATGAATCAAGGGTTTGATAACGCTGCAAATATATATTACAACGAAATTGAATTTGAACTTGATTATGGTAGTAATACATTTATCACAGTTCCAGAAGTTAGAGTAGATAGCATTTTAGATTATAATAGTTCTATGCTTGTAAACGCAGATGAATATAAAACGTTTATATTTAGACCAGAGTTCCCTACGCCAACTTATGGTATGAAATTTAGATGGGGAGAAAACTACTGGTTGGTAATAAATGTAGACAACGAGAAAAACATGGCTATATCTTGTGAAGTTAGAAGATGTAACAATGTTTTAAGATTTTTTGATGAAAATGGAAATAAAATATATGAACCATGTATTATGGATACTACATTAAGATTTACTAATAATATAGATACACCACCAATTACAACTGGTAAAGAAGAAAGAAAAATATGGTGTCAAAGAAATAGCCGTACAATAAGTATAAGGCCAAATGATAAGTTCTTATTTGGGCCTCCAGGTCAAAGATATGCTATAAGGCTTTATGCTGGCGGTATGAAAAACGATTTAAACACTATTACTATGGATGATATGTCTCCATCTTTAACAGAATTTTATTTTCAACATTATCAAACAAATCCTGAATATGATGATTTAGAAAATGGTTTTGCTAATGTTTATATGCATAATTTTTCTATTTCAATAGATAATATTTTATCAGAAATTTCTTTAGGACAAACGGGAACTTTTAGTGCAACTGTCACTAAAAATGGCAATATTATTGAAAAAGATGTTGTTTGGGAAAGTTCTGATGATGAAGTATTGAAAGTAGACGAACAGGGAAATTATGAATCTTTATCTGAAGGCAGTGTCGTTGTTAGTGTTCATATGGCAGATAATGAAGATATTATCACCACTATGGATATAAACGTTACTGATACTCCAGTTGAAGATGAATATGTAGTAGATATTTCACCAGACCAATATTATATATTGCAAGGCAATAATATATTATATAGTTGCTATTTATATAAAAATGGTGAACAACAAAATGATGAATTTACTTTTGTTGATTATACAGAAGGAGTTCCAAAAGATAAATATTTTATTACAGTTGAGGATGGAAACCATTTCTTAGTAAATAATCTTGGCATGTTCATGCAGAACCCAGTAAAAATAAAATGTGTTTCTGGTGAATATGAAAAAGAAATAGAAATTAAATTAAGGGGGTTATTTTAATGAAAGTACATGACCCTTATGCAAAATATAGAGAACTTCCTAAATTATCTTATAAGATTATTGAGGTTTTAATGAAAAGTAAAGAAGCAGAAGATTTATGGAAGTTTCTTAAATATGATGACCCTGATGCTTGGAGTAAACCTAATTTAACAATGGAAGAAAAAGCCGCTTTGATTTATCCTGGTGGTGAGCATCAAGAGGATTTTCGTGTTTTTATGGATTTTACAATGGACGACTCTGTTTATAAAGAGGCTACTTATTTGAGAATTTATCCATTGCAAATAAATCCAGAAGATAGAACAGTAGGAATATGTTCTATTAATTTTGAAGTTTTTACTCATTCAAAATTAAATCATCTCTCTAATTATACTACGAGAATAGATAGTATGGTTCAGATATTATTAGAAGTTTTAAATGGTGCCGATATAAGCAACATGGGTTGCTTGTATTTTGATGCAAGTCGTAGTAGAACAAATGAGGTAGTATCTATAGGTATGAAACCATACAAAGGTAAAATGATAACAATGTCTCTTAATATAGGATAATATGAGTAAATTTGATTATTATTTAACCTATGATAAACCAATACCCTATAAAAACTTATTAATATACCCAGCAAAAATGAAAGACTATTTAGATTTTCATGCTTATGCAACTTGTTTACTATATGAAAAAAACAGTATACCAGATATTCGTTTCATTTCAATGTCTTATCTTAGGTATATTTTTTATCTAGCAGAAGAGGAACATAATGAAGCGTTATATTTATGTCTAAAATTATTAGAGTTAGTTTTACATGTAGAAGAAAATGACATCGGGTTTTATAAGCAAAATGATAGGGCTTATTTCAGTATAAAAGGAGAGAGTTATGACAGCCATGACTTTGATGAAATTAAAAATATTATTTGTATTCAAAATGAAATAGAACAAATTGATGAGACTGTCAAAAAAGAAATTAGAGACGCTTTAAAAAAAGCACAAGAATATAAAATCCAACAAAATAAAGATAAAATATGCTCTTTAGAAGACCAAATGATATGTGTAATTATATCATCAAATTTAAAATTAGATGACATATATGACTTAACTATCAGAAAATTTTCACATATTCTTAAAAGAATAGATTATAAGATGCATTATCAAATTTATAAGAGTGCTTCTTTAAGTGGGTTTGTTTCATTTAAAGATAAAGATGCCCTTAAGAGTTGGATGACAGATTTAACAGAAAAAGATATTTATAGTGATGTAAAAGTCGATAGGGATGAAATGCAAAGTAAAATTGATGGCATTAATAGTCCTAATCACGATTAAAAAATGGTATAAGGAGATGAGTAATCATCTTTTTGATTATACAAAAAAGTAAGAAGGAGGAAATTTAAATGAAAAAGTTTTTAGTTTCAGTTGCTGATGTATATGGATATGATTCAAGTGATGCTTTACTTTTTGTAGGTAAAACACTTTTAGACTCATCTATAGAAACTACATTATCAAATACTGATGTTCGTGCTGGAAGAGGAAACCAATTACAATATATTTATTATCACACTGCTGAAATGAATATAACAGTTAATGAAGCACAATTCTCATTAGAGTTCTTAGCACTTAATACAGGTACTACTCCAGAAACTGGAGCAGATATGTTCGTAGAAGAAAGTGTAACTTTAGTTAATGGACAAGGTACAGTTCAAACTGGTACACCATTAAAATTATCTACTCAAACAATTTATGGTTGGGTAACATTTGCTGATGGAAGTGTTCAAAGAGTTACATTCACTGGAAACAACTTCAATATTGGAGATGCTACAAATAATGAAACTGTTTGTGTAAGATATTACACTACAATTACTGCTGCTAGACAAATCACAATCAATGCAGATATGCTACCATCTAATATTAGATTAGTTCTTGAAGCACAATTATGTAGTTCTGATTCTACAACTAACCAAATTGGTGTTGTACAAATTATAGTTCCAAAAGCATCAATGACAGGTCAATTTACATTAAGTATGACTGCTGATGGTGTTTCTCAAACTCCATTAACAATAAGAGCACTAGCAACTACTCTAAATGAAGGTGGATGTACTGGTGGTCAATCTATTTATGCTAGAATTATAGAAAGATTATTTAACACTAACTGGTATGACAATGTTATCGCTTTAGCAATTGAAGGCGGAGACCTTGCAATGCAAGTTGATGACACTAAGACAATAATAGTTTATGCTATACCTAATGATGGAAGTGCAGCATTTATTGCACCAACAGAAGATATTACATTAGCAGTAACTGGTAGTGCAGTAACACTTTCTGGAAACGTTATCACTGCTGCTGAAGCAGGAAATGCTACTGTTAGCGCAACAATTACTTCTAAACCAGAAATAGATGCAAATATTCTTGTAACAGTAACAAATGAATAATTTTTGCAAGTATTCTCAATATGTTAAATCAGGCTTAGACCAATATTTACTTTGTTCTAAGTCTGGTACATATTGTAAATATCAAAGATTATGCAAAACAAAAAAATCAGTAGTTCATACTGATGGATACAAGGAATGTTCTATTTTATTGGCAGAGGAGGGAAATAATATGGCTAAGAAAAAACAATCTACAGAAAAGAAAAAAGTTGTTTTAGAAGAAATAGAAAATAACAACTCTGCTGAAACAGTTGAAGAAAAGCCAATCCAAAAAGAAAAAACAGTAGTAATTTTAGCAACCGCTAATTTTTATATTGTTAATAAAAATGGCAGTAACTATAAAATAGTAGAGAAAAATAATTATAAGAAAGGGGACATTGTAGAAATATAGTGTTCCTTTTTTTATCACGTTCCCAAGTGGGTGAAATTCTGGGCAGTACAGAAAATCGTGACCAAAGTATTTTATAAAGGAGGCATAAAAAATGGATTGGAACGTAGTTAAAGATGTTGCAATGACCGTTGGTTCTGTATCTGCTGCAATAGTAATTGGCTTTTTTACTTTTAAAAAGAAAATGGACGAATAT